GGGACTCACATCCAGAGTCCCGCTTATGCTGACTTGGCAATTTTGTTGAATCGGTTCGGCCCATCTTGTAATTGGGTGTCGACCGGGTTATTTTGTGCCAAGAGACTCCTTGCCCTAGCGCCACAGGTTGTTAGGACGGCCCTTGTAGGGGTTGGTCTATACTGTGGTTTACATTTTAGTCGGTGGTATCGACGACGTGTAACGGCTAGTGTGAGGGTTCATACGCGTCTGGTTATTAATGACATAGACGTACATAATGATGCTGTGGAAGACCTTGCGGGGGCAAAACACCCCTCCCGCATGGTGCGGGTTCGGTTGATCGCGGCGGCTGCGTCCCGCGACTGTCGGGCCCGATTTTTGTTTATGTCACGTACTGAGGCCAACATGTTGGTCGCACATAAGTGGCTTCACGACTATATCTCAGCATTGAAAGACATGAGGAAAGCTGACGTGCCCTTAATTGTGCCCGTTGCGCTGGAATTGTGTTTTGTTCCATCGGCGAGCGAACTAGTCGCCAACCAGATAAGGTTTACAGATGAGGTGCAATATCGCCTCAAGCTATATAACCAAACCTGGTGGGACTGGGGTTTCTGGGGCGGGTCCCCAGACCCCCAGCCCTTGGTTGACTAGGGGTGCCCTAGAGCCGTACAAGGGGTGGATAGCACGTTGAGCGCTGCTCCCGACCACCCCGATTTGGTTGTACGTAAAACTCCAGGGAGGCCCAATGCGCGGCGACTAGTTGCGATGGCAGGTATTTCTCCACCTGCTCTAGTCCGCGCATTTAATAACACAATAGTCGCGTTAGAACGAGCAGTTAAGGAGAGGGTGTTTTACGTTAAGAATGGTAACGCGTCCTTCGTCCCCCCTCCCCAACCACTAAGCACCGATATATTCTCCTTGCGTTGTGCTGACTTTGTGTCAGCTTGCAGAAAGTTCGCGGCTCCGACCGCCCCTATCTCCCGCCAGTCTTTCGTAGACAGCTTTAGGGGCCGCAAACGCCAACTCTATGCCAACGCTTTAGCCTCATTGGATTCAGCACCCTTTAGGCAGAAGGATAGTTATGTTAAGGTTTTTATTAAGTATGAGAAGACGTTGTTTTCTCATCTTAAAGAACCTGTGCCACGTGTGATCTCTCCGAGATCACCTCGTTTTAATATTGAAGTTGGCCGGTACATACGGCCAATAGAGGAGAAAATTTTTAAGGTTATAGCAAATGTTTATGGTTTGCAAACAGTGATGAAGGGATTAAATGCAGTACAACAAGCGCACCAACTCAGGTTGAAGTGGGATTCTTTTAAGAAGCCCATTGCTATAGGGTTGGATGCGTCGCGGTTCGATCAGCATGTGTCTGTGCCTGCTTTGCAGTTCTGTCATGATTTTTATTGTGGCATGTTCCGTTGTAGTAAGCATAGACAGAAGTTGCGTTACCTTTTAAACATGACTTTACGCAATAAGTGTTTTGGCAATGTTATTGGAGGCGACCTGCGTTATACTGTTGATGGCAGGCGTATGAGTGGTGATATGGACACGTCTTTAGGTAATTGCCTATTAATGTGTGCCATGTTGTATAGTTACTCCAAGTTTGTTGGGGTGGACATTCATCTTGCTAACAACGGTGACGATTGTGTCGTTTTCATGGAAGCCGGGGATTATTCCCGGTTCATTGGAATTTTCCATTCATGGTTTTTGAATATGGGGTTCAACATTATCGTTGAAGAGCCCGTTCTTGATTTTGAGCGGATTGTTTTTTGTCAAACGCAGCCAGTGTATTGCGGGCCTGGTGCCTTTGATTATGTTATGGTTCGCGATCCTCGCGTGTCGCTTCAAAAGGATTGTGTTAGCATCAATCCCCTTGATGTGCCTAGCGAGCTTTTTGGTTGGATTAATGCGGTAGGGTTGGGAGGGCTAGCTCTCACCTCTGGTATCCCCTGTTGGCAGTCCTTTTACCAAATGTATGTTCGATCATCTTTTGGTAAGAGGCTGTCCAAGAAGGACACCGGGTGGGGATGGGGTGTTAGAATGCTGGCTAATGGCATGGAAGCAAACGTACGCTCGCCTTTAGCGCGCACACGTGCTAGCTTCTTTGTCGCATTCGGCATCTCGCCTGATGAACAACTCTGCATCGAGAAGTATTATGCTTCTCTAACGGTCGTCTGGGAGGACGGCCCTGGCATACGCGAGTATGTGCAGTTACCCTTTTGAGTTTCACGTTACACCTAACGTTAAAGGTGGGGTGGAAGCCGTTTCCATTGGGTTATGGGGTGTAATATATCCAAAACGTTTTGCTTTGCATGTAAATATTTACGTACCAAGTTGGTAACAACGGAGTGTCGAGAGACTGCACGGAATACCCTAGAGGTTTCCCCATGATGTACAGTCCCCTGCGGGCGGGGGATCCAATACATGCCTCCGAAAAATAAAAATAAAAAGAAACAGCCTAAGGCTAAGAAGAATGCCACAAGTAATTCCAAGAATGAATTGGCTCAAATCACTAAGCTCCTTAAGGATATGGGAAAGCCCAGTTCCCAGGTCACTGACCTGGGTCGTATGCTGCTTGGCGGTGGTAACGCTGTTGGTGGTATGTTTGGATTTCCTAAAATTTTTGGTTCTGGTTCTTATTCTTTAGAGTCTAATACACTCTGGAGTGCTAGTCAACAGGTACCAATTATGCATAGTGCTAATGAATCAGTCCGGTTTAGACACCGCGAATATATTTCTGATATAGCTATCGCGGGTCCTACCTTCACGGTTAATTCCTACCCAGTTAATCCTGGTTGGGTAGCCACATTTCCTTTTTTGTCTGCTATTGCAGCCAATTTTCAGGAGTATTCGTTCAAGGGTTTGGTTTTTGAGTATAAATCCACTAGTGCTACCGCTATTGTGTCTGGCACTAACACTGCTATGGGCAGTGTTATGTTGGCAGCACAGTACCGGTCAGATGCGCCTTCGTTTATAAGTAAGACTCAGATGTTGAACGAGATGTGGTCAGTTGATACTGTACCGTCTTGTGATGTTGTCTTGCCTATTGAATGCGCACCTGGTGAATCTCCAATGTCCAATCAGTATGTAAGGACTGCCACACTAACCTCAGGTGACATTAAGTTGTATGACCTTTGTAGTGTGGCAGTTGCAACTGCTGGTGGTCAAACTGGTCAAACTAATGTGGTTGGTGAGTTGTGGGTGTCTTATGATATTGAGTTGCGTAAGCCTGCGCTGGCGTTGGGCTCAGTGACCAATCAAACCCCCACTGCCATTTTTAACGCCACTACTGGGTGGTCTAATAGCCTTCCCACAGGTGGTTGTACTGTGGATCCTGGTTCTACTCTGCATGGAGTGACCCTTAATGGTGCTGGCATAGGGTTCATTGCCGGACTAACCGGTTACTTCTCTGTTTATGTTAGATGGGGCACATCGACCACTGGAACTTTGACCAATCCCACTTTTGCTGGGACTGGCCTTACGGTCGCTAATGCATATAATACTCTCTTTTCTCCCCCTTCTGGAATCACTAGTGACAATGCTTCCTTCTTTGCTATACTAAACGTGACTGGCACTACTGGTTCACAACTTACTATTTCTGGCTTAGGGTTGCCTGCAACACCAACCAGCCTTATTATTATTGTGTCCACTGTACAGGCCAATATCGCGTTGTTTGGCGTTTGATTGCCAATTTTCTAAAAACATTTTCATAATAAAATACAAAAACATTTGAATAATACAAAATATAAAAACATTTCTTTTGCTGCTTTTCCTTATTATCTTGCTGAACTGGGTGTCATAAATTGTCCCTTGACACCTTCCAAA